TAACTCTATTATATCTTATGTCTCCACTCGTTCCATCTTGATATCTGATAATATCATTTTCCTTAATGCCCTGAAAGAAATTGCTGGGACTTGTAAATACTCCAGAAGACCCGACAAAATTTGCTTTAGTAATTCCTTCAATTTTTCTCCTACTGAGAACACTATCCGATTCAAACTTCGAAAATCCGTTTGCTGCAGCTCTAGCAACTGATTTAATATCTCTTACACCATAAACATCAAAACTCTTCAATGCTAATGAAGCATCAACTCCATTAATTGTAATTTGCTCATCAGCAACAAAAGTTCCTGATGTTTGATAAACATTTATTACAGCAGTATTATTACCTGCCGCAACTGCAAAACCACTTGCCCCACTACTCTTGCCTTTCACGAAAGATGTTGCTGGAATTTCGGAAGCAGATACAGTTCTATTAAATGTTAATTTAGTATATGTCTGAATATCATAAAGATATAAATCAAATTGAGTTGTGTCACCAGAATATTGAGAGTCAGTTAAATTAAATGCATAAACTCTGGCAACACCAACTTTAGTGCTATCACCTGCAACTGCACCCAATACAGAATGAAGTTCTACAGTTTTATTTTGTTCCGGAGTGCCTGTAACATTATTAACTCTCAATAAATGTCCCATTTCAAAGGGAATATTTAAACTAGGAATGTTTTCAGTATCTCTTGGTTTTTCGACATCAACTGTTTCTGTTGAATCCAATTCAACATCATAACCTGCAACATATGCTTTTCCAGGTGACACTTGAACGCACATCAAGTCATCATTTGGAGTATTTCCTTCGTCGGTTACTTCATTCTCTAGAAATACACCATCATTATCAATTCTATTATTCAATGAATCGAGAACATTAAGTCTAAACTCATCAACAGTATAATGTCCAGATTCATCAAAAGTTCTTGTTGCAATATAGTCTCTAATTATATTATAAACAGATTTATCGACTACTTTTTTTAATTTACCATCATCAACTCTGAGAATCTCTATAAAGTCTGTATCATCAAAATCTGTTAAAGATTTTTTAACCAAGGTTAATGAAATTTTAAATCTATCCGCACCTGGTGCCGCAAAATTTGTAAATCCTTTTGCATTATCATATAGAGAACTATCGTCTTTTGCTCCAACAATACTTTCAGTTACTTTTAATCCGACTCTATATTTTGGATTATTTGTATAGTAGTCTAAAATGATAGATTGTTTATTAACAGTAACAAAATTTCCTCTTACAAAATAAACTCCTTCATCTATAGATACATTAGATCCTGTAAATAATGCATTTTCGGATAAAATAGAAGCAAATGGAGTTCCAGAATTGATTGTTATACTACCATAACTTACATTTTCAGATGCAGTTAGTTGTTCACCAGGTTGAAAAGTAGTTGATTCTGAATCATTACCCGCTTCAGAATATTTTACATATATTGTTATATTATCGACATCATCACTATCTGTTGTAAAAGCAACTTCTTTAACGGTAGCACTTACACCAGACGATCTTCCTGTTATTACTTTTCCAACGAAATTGCTAATATAGAGAGAAATATCTACTCCCAAATTTACAGAATTTAATTTTACTGCTTGGTATTGATTATCAAAAGTTGTGGATCCAGGAAGAACCATAGAACCTTCTTTAAATATATTACTTCCAAAAGATTCTATTTGATTTTGTAAAATAGACTGAAGAGTAGTTAATTCTCTAGCCTGAACTGGAAATCCTGGTTTGAATAAAACTTTATAAAAATTTTTACTTGCATCAAAGTCATCATAATATGGACTGATATTTAAGTCTGTTTTTTGTGCCATCTTTTTTTAGAATTCCAGAATGATTTTAACGTCTTCTTTTTGCCTAGAGTCTCTTTGAACAATTGGTCGATTGTCAATGTAAATTATATCCCCTGTCTTCTTATTTATCTCAGGATTTGCAAGTCCTTTTGAGAAAGTAACTCCCAAATTAATTTGTTTAGAATCGATTGTCATTACACTACCACTAAAGTCGGTAATTACTCCGACAGAAAGTGGTTTATCAGAAACAAATGGACATACATCAATATTATTTGGATTATCTCTCTGGTCAATAGGAGGAACACTGCCAAAGTATAAAGATCTATCTTGATAATATTTTAAAACTTTAGTTTCACTATCATAAGAGGCAATATATCCCTTAGCAACTTTACCATTATCTTGATCCTGTGTTATTGTGTCGCCAATACTCACTGATACTGCACTATCTAATGCAATAGAATAAAGGGACGAAAATTCAGTTCCTGTAAAAGTTACTCCTGTTCCTACTTGATTTTCTGAAAATGTTTCTGGATTTTTTATAATTCCTACTTGAGAAAATTTTGTATCTATAGGAAAATCTTTAGTAGAATCATCAAATCTGGCATAAAGTAATACTCTATCAGATCCTAACTCTGTATAGATATCAGAACCATGACCTTTAGATGGAGGAATAATTGGTATTAATTTAGATCCAACTCCACCAGCATCCTTTAAATCAACAATTCCATAGGTATATCCTTTTCCACCTTGTGTTACGATAACTTCTATTATTTTTCCATTAGTGTCTGTTGTTATAGAAACCTGACCTCCAGTTCCATCACCTATGATATTTGCTGAAAATCCATTGGTATATCCTTGACCACCTTCTTCAATGTATACTGTTTTGATTTGATTATTATTAATGCTAGAGTCACCACCTTCTCTAATTATTTCAATGTCAGAATCTGTGGTAGTTGACCAATCATTTGGGACAATCAAAAATTCTGTAGAATCAAATTTAATAACATCCGAAGGTAAAATTTTAAATAAAAATTTCCACTTATATTTGTCAGAATATAATACTGGTTCTACATCAGTATGTGTTGGTTCAATAGTTGACTGAGGTACAGTTGGATTAGTTCCCGAAGTTCCATTCTCAATACAAATATAAACTTTGAATTCACTTGTAATTATATAATACTTTGCATCATACAATCTTAAAGATTGACTAACCGAAGGCAAATTATCTTGTCTATAATCATGCCTATACATGTCATACTTATCATTTTGAACCCACTCAATCTTTTTTACAACTCTTCGAGCATTTTCTGAAGTAATTTTTCTGCCAAATAAACTTGTATCTCTATAGTGAGATAAGTATTGAAAATTATCTACAGGATTATTAGTCGAACTCGTATTCCAATCATCGAGTCTACCAAATCCAACTGAAGCTGGAGTTGGATTTGATAATCCTAAAAATGCATAATAAGAATTATTACTGATAGACTCTACAAAAGAACCAGCATTCAATATTCTAAATTGATCTGTTACGAATGCAGCCATATTAATAGTTTTTTAGATATTTATACGATAAAATCAAGATACAAATTTTGGAAGTGCACCAGTTTGTCTGATTCCAAAATTCTTTCTTTGAATTGTTGGATATGTTGACAATCCAGATACTATGTTTCCAGAGACACCTATAGATATTGGATTTGAAGATCTTGTGAGACCTGCGGTAGAATTTAATCTTCCCCAAGAATATCTTCCAACGGGATTTGATGTGTCTCCCGTAGTTCCTATACCAATAATATTAGAATCAGATTTTACGTTACATGTAATAATTCCAGTTTGACTTATATTGGACCAATCTGAAATATAATAAACATTATCCAAGAAGGTTGTGCCAATTGCGACAACTTCAGAATCTGAACTATCAATTGATGTAACACCACTACCAATTTTAGTGTCATAGATATAGATTGGATAACCAGTAGAAATTCCAACAAATGGTACTGGACTGGTATCTTGTATTGTAAATTGTAGTGCTAGTGGATTTCCTCCGATTCCTGTAGTTGTTGTAATTCCGGTCATAATTCCAGAGAATCCCGTAATTTCATTAAATCCCGTAATTCTTTCAATATTTAAATCTGGAGTTTCTGCAAATATTGTAGGAGCAACTGTATATCCAGATCCGGGATTAGTTATTGTGGTTCCAGTAACTACTCCGTTAGTAACAGATGCTGTTGCCGTTGCTGTTGTTCCTATTCCGACAAATTTCAATGCTATGGTTGTTTGATTTGAAAGATATCCAAAACCAGGATTTTCTGTAGTTATACTAGTCACAGATCCGTTTCCATCAATTGAACAAGTAAATGCAGCAGAAACTGGATTTGTGTCTTCTACTATTAAGGCACCAAAACCAGATTGTGGTTTATCATTAAATTGGGAATTATTTGGAGCAAAATTTCCATCTTCATATTCAAACAACTCTATACTATCAACAAAAATTTGATTATCTGTTGTTGATACATCTTTAATAATT